AGACCTCCTGCGAGTGCTCCTTGGGCATTTGAGGCAATATCAAGATCAAAGTTTTCTTTAAGGTCTCTTGGAATCGGAAGTAGAATCGTTTTAAAAGGTTTAAAGATTGCTTCCATCTGAGGGCTTGGTCGATGATAACTCTGGAAGTTTAACGACATATAATAATGACCCATTTGGTCAGGGAACTGCATCACTCCAGCCACATTAATATTTGTCTGATTAATAGCTTGGATAGCATCGATTGTAGTTTCAGCAGCACCAACCAGAAGTTTCTCTTCAATCTCTCTTGGTGAGACACGGTTTTGTTCGGATGTAGATGATTTAAAGAAGTTATCAGACCTGCCAACAGAGAATGCATCACCAAATCGTGCAGATATTTGCGATGTCACACCTTCAGAAAGACCAACCTTCTTGAGACCTTTGGCAAATGCATCCTCAACAGCGTTTTCTAACTTCTGTTCTACTTTGTTTATGGCATTATTTACCAGGCGTTCCGCAATGCCGCCTAAGTCTTTTTTAAAGTTCTTAATGTTAAGATTGATAAGGGCCACTGGTTTCTCTTTTCTTGAATGACTGAATCTATTTATAAATAGAAAATGGCATATAAAGGAAAGTTTCAACCAAGAAACCCTCAGAAGTATCTTGGCGATCCAACGAATATAGTTTATCGTAGTCGATGGGAACTAAAATTCATGGGATGGTTAGATGACCACCCAGGTGTATTACAATGGGGAAGTGAAGAACTAGTCATTCCCTACAGGTCTCCTATTGACAATCGAATCCATAGATACTTCCCTGACTTTATTATTAAAAAGAAAACACAGGACGGCAAGATCGATACTGTCGTAGTAGAGATTAAGCCACATGCACAGACTAAACCGCCAATGGTCCAAACTGGTAAGCCAAACAAAAGGTATATCAATGAGGTGGCGACGTGGGGGATAAATAGCAGTAAGTGGGAAGCTGCTGGCAACTATTGCAAAGATCGTGGCTGGAAGTTTGAGATCATAACAGAACACGAACTCGGAATAACATTTTAATGGCAACAGTATTTGATACAATCATTACTCAAGGTGTCCGTTCTGGCCAGATCCCTGCTCGTACGCAGGACGCCCGTGAGTGGTTCCGTGAGACTGCCAAAAAGATCTCTCGTCTGAATGAACGTGAACTGATGCGTGGTGATCAATCACGACTGACAAATAAGACTATTGTCGGATCTATGTACATGTACTACTATGATCCGAAGTATAAAGAAGAACTTCCATACTATGACCGATTCCCTCTAGTATTTCCTTTCCGTAAGGTACCAGGTGGATTCTATGGTCTAAACCTACACTATCTGCCGCTGCCACTTCGTGCACGGTTGATGGATGGTTTGTATGACTATGCTAACAATAGTCGATATGATGAGTCGACCAAGATCAAGATGAACTACTCGCTTCTACAGTCGGTATCGAAGCTTAAGTTCTTTGAACCATGCGTAAAGCATTATTTGGATGATCATGTACGTTCTAGATTCATGTACATATACCCATCAGAATGGGACGTTGCATTATTCTTACCGACAGAACGATTTGCAAAGAAGACAAAGACACAGGTTTGGAGCGAATCCAAGAAAATGTTAGGGGTTAGAAAGTAATGTCAAAAGGAATAGCTCAAGGCGGTGAGGGCGGAGCTGCAGCAAATAGACAGGCTGCATTAAAAAATAAACTTCTTAATCCCAACCAAGCAAAGGTAGCTGTTGATCAGTATAAAACTGACAAATATGGAAAATCTGCAAATGAAGCTTCTGACAGATATTCTAAATCTGCTGCTGGAAAACAAGCTATAGCACAGACCAGAGCCAGTCTAGGTCCTAATAAAGTTCAAGGTATTGGTCGTTCTGCCGGAGAAGAAAGATTAACTAAACAAGCAGAACAAATTGTAAAAACTAGATATGAAAAAGCTTTTATTGATCAACGATTTAATAATGCTGGCAACACATCATCAAAACAAGAAAACTCTGCACGAGGCGGTAACAAAAATAATCCTCCGACAACTGTAAAACCAGAGTTTCCAAAGCCAAGCAAAGAGACTCAGGAACCTGGTCTTGAAGGAAAAGTAAATCAACAAAACCGCATTATCACCGATGGTGTTTCTTCAACACAGATTTTTGATATTAATAGTTTCAGATCTGAGATTATTAATAATGATGTATTGCCATCGCACTCATATCTTGTTACATTCTCACCGTTTAGAACAGGTTTTCCTGAAAACAAAACATTAAATAATATTGTCAAAAACAAGAGAAATACACTCATGATGAGATGTGAAAGTATTATTCTTCCAACTCCATCACTACTTGAAGAAGAAAATATCCGTAGATATGGTTATGGCCCTGTAGAAAAGATTCCATACGGTGTCCAGTTTAGTGATGTTTCCATGACATGGTTAGTTGATAAGAAATCTGAGATTATTAACTTCATGCATCAATGGATGAACACGATTGTTATGCATGATTCGCCTAGTACTAATATGTCACGTCGGGCGTTCAGAAAAGGACTAGACGGATATAATCCATTTGAGGTTGGTTATAAGGATGGATATGCTAATCCTGTTGTAAGAATCTATGTCTATAATCGTCAGAACGAAACAGTGACCGAATACGAAATGTATGACGTATTCCCTATGAATATCCAATCGATGAATCTTGGTTGGGCCGATGAGAACCAAGTACAGAAACTGACTGTCAACTTTGCATACACAAATATGAGAGTTAGAGCCCCCCAGAGGGCAGCAGATATCACTCAAGCTAATTTTATAACTGAGGGTATGAGCAGTCCTTATGAAGAAAGACAGCAGCCAAATAACAAAGGCGGTAAAGCTGCTGCTGACGCTGCAGCATCGCCATTGGATGAAAAAATTACATCAACCACAAATGCAGGAAAACCAAATGCAACAACTGAATATCGATATTTCAATGGTATCATTGATGACTTTGGAAATATTGTAGAAGTACCTACACCAGTAATATCTACACCAGTAATTCGAGAATTAACAACCATATAATGGAGTAATATAATGCCTTTACCAAAAATTGATCAGCCGCTATTTGACATGACTATCCCTTCGACAGGGAAGAAAATCACATTCAGACCTTTCCTTGTCAAGGAAGAGAAGATCCTTCTGATTGCACAACAGAGTGGCAATGATAGTGAAATCATCAGAGCTATTAAGCAGATCCTGAATAACTGTATTCAAGACGACATCGATCTAGATTCGTTTGCGATCTTTGATCTTGAGTATGCATTCCTTAAACTACGTGCTCGTTCAGTCAACAACATTGTAAAGTTGGCATATCGAGACACAGAGGATGAGGAAGTCTATAACTTTGACCTAGATCTTGATACCATCGAGATTGAAATGCCAGAGAAGATCAACTCAAAGATCAATATCACCGATACAGTCGGCATGACTATGAAGTATCCATCCGCATCTATCACTGATAAGATGACTAACTTTGATAATGAAGTCGACTTGATGACATTCTTTATCGTCAACTGTATTGACACAATCTATGATGAAGACAGTGTATATGTCGCCGATGACTTCAGTGAGGAAGAGATCTCAGAGTTCCTCGATGGTCTTGATGTCAAGTCATTCGAAAAGATTCGTGAGTTCTTTGAAAGTGTTCCAAGACTATACCACAAGATTGAATATACAAACTCTATTGGCAGCGAACGTTCTATTGAACTGACGAGTCTAAAAGATTTTTTTATGTGGGGCTGAGTCACACAACCCTAGCAAGATACTATTCAATGGTATTTTCTTTGGCTCAGCACCATAAATATTAGATAAGTGAGATTGAAGGTTTGATACCATACGAGAGAGATCTCTATGTTGATATGTTATTGGAGTTCTTGGAACAACAGAAGCAAGAGATAGAGAGTAGAAGAACGTAATGCTTGGATCAATTGCAGCTAAATTAGCTTTTAAAACAGCAGGAGCAGCTGGAAGTGCTTTAGCTGGGGCTGCTGGAGCTGTAGCTAAAACCGGTCAAGCATTCGGAATGGCAGGCAAGGCTATAGCCGGAGCTGCGCAAAATAGTTCCAAACAACCGCAACAATCATCTAACAATGTGATCGTTGGTAACTTCGGTATGGCAGGATCTGCTGGTAAGCAAAAAGTAACAGGCGGTGGAACTCTGCCGGCTCCTAAAGCTGTTGCTAAACCGCAAGCATCTACTAAGATGCCTACAGAGGCATTGTTAGACACTGCTGTTAAATATCTGATATCAATTGACAAGTCTTTGAAGTCACAGCTCGAGTTTGAAAGACGTTCTTATCAGGAACAAGCTCGTGCTGAAAGAGAAGCTATCATTGAAAACAAACCATCTGTAACATTCAGTGATATCAAAGATAGGTTGTCTGGCTTCAAGTCAGATGTAAAGGACAATGTCAGTACTGCTGGAACACTCTTAAAGTATGCTGCAATTCTTGGTGGAGCTGCTGCACTGA